CTATATCGAGAAAGATGTGCGACTAGTTGACGCATATGCGCGAGCCGTCGAATATCGTAACGATCTAAAAGCGGAAAACATCATAAGACTTGCTCACAGTAGGACAAACGACTTCTATACTGATAAGGATGGCAATATAAGACCAAACCCCGTCGCGGTGCAACGTGATCGACTTATAATTGACTCCGAGAAATGGTTGCTATCTAAACTCGCACCAAAGAAATACGGTGACCGCATCCAGATAGACGCGGACATTAAACACACGGCGCCGCTTAATATGGATCAAGTGAACCAGATACTAGCAGAACTCGACAAGGGAACTATTGACATAAGCCACAGCGAACAAGGTTAACCGCTTAAGCAAGGCCAATCCATAACGGCCAAGCCTTAAGCAAGGCCACGTTAACAACCTTAAGCAAGGACGGCCACACCTTAAGCAAGGCCACGTTATAACGGCCAAGCCTTAAGCAAGGCCACGTATAACGGCCACACCTTAAGCAAGGCCACACCGAGAGCGAACACCGTTAACGCTGCAACACCGAGAGCGGGAGCAACCGAGAGCGAGAGCAACATGGAACGGGAGCAGTTAGGACGTTGAACTTTTGAAAGCGGAAGGCGGGGAGCGATATAAACACCAAAATAATTTTTAGCAATTTTCAGCTATATCTTTTTTTTATGATAAATTCCAACACGATAGATATTTTCTATAATAAAGTTAGTATTATTAAATATTTTATATTTACATTTGCACTTTAACTTTACTAATAATAGTAAGGGGATATTCCTATTGAGTAAATTGGTCTTTTTAAAATTTTTTTTTATAAATTTACACCAAATATTTTTTTATGTTAGATGGATTAAGTCCTTTACAGATATTACAAGCTAGGTTAATGGGAGATAGTTTGGCATTTACCAAGTATTTCTTTCAGAAGCGGTTTAATAGGAGTTTTGTTGTAAATAGTCATCACGAGATTATTTGCAAGGCTATGGATAGAATATTGCGGGGAGAGTTAAAAAGGGTTTGTATAAGTATTGCTCCGAGATATGGTAAGACTGAATTGGCTGTTAAGAATTTTATTGCATTGGGGTTGGCACATAACCCGAGTAGTAAATTTATTCACTTGAGTTATAGTGGGAGTTTAGCTGAGGACAATAGTGAGAGTGTAAGGGATTTCATTGATAGTGAGGATTATGGTGGTATATTCCCTTATGTGCAATTGAGTAAGAGTAGTGCTAGTAAGAGTAAGTGGGCAACTACTGCTGGGGGTGGTGTTTACGCTACTGCCACTGGTGGTCAGATAACAGGATTTGGGGCTGGAGAGGTTGATAGGGATATTTTGGGCGCAATGCCTGATGAGAAGAAGAATAGTTTTGCGGGTGCGATTATTATTGATGATGCGTTAAAGCCTGACGATGCGTTGAGTGATTTAAAAAGGCAGAGGGTTAATGAAAGGTTTGAGAACACGATAAGGTCTAGGACTAACAGTAGAGATACGCCTATTATAGTTATTGGTCAAAGATTGCACTCTAACGATTTGATAGGGTATTTAAAGGAAACTGAGGAGGATAGGTGGGAGTTTATAGATATACCTTGCATTACTGTTGATGAGTTTGGGAATGAACACGCATTGTGGGAATTTAAGCAAACATTGGCTGAATTAAATAATATTAGGCAAATTGACGAAAATGTATTTGAAACGCAGTACCAGCAGAACCCTCAAGACTTAAAAGGTAAGTTATTGCCGTTACAGAGTTTAAAGTTTTGGAATTTGGCTAATATTCCATTTGAGAGTATAGTTTGGAAGTTTGCCGTTGGAGATCCAGCAAATGTAGGTGGAGATTATTATTCGATACCATTTATGCACGTTGCGATAATTGAGGGGAAGCTATTATGTTTTGTTAAGGCTATTGTTCACAGTAAGGAGGGGATTGAGGTTGTTAACGATAGGATGATTGATAAGACTAGGGAGCATTTTATTGAGGAGGTGTTCTTAGAAGTTAATGGGATAGGTCTAGCTGCATACTCACTTTTAAAAAGAGATTTATCAAACACAACGCTTGTTAAGCCTTTTAACGTAACAATACCTAAAGAAGCAAGAATATTATCAAATAGTGAGTTTATTAAAAATCATTTTGTATTTGATGAACGATACAAAGAAGATTCTGAATATTCTCGTTTTATAAATCACGTTACAAGTTACGACAGAGAAAGTTCAAATTCTCACAAAAAAGATGCAATAGATAGTTTAGCATCGGCAGCAAACATCCTGAAGATTAAATATAGAAATTTACTGTATGGTAATTAAAACTAATGCTTTTTGATATGCTTCGTGCGCTTCTATTTCTGTGTTAAAAGTTCCAAGATGTATTCTTTTGAATTTAATTCCAATTCTTGCTTGCCATTTACATTTTGATTTGCTCCAATTAACTCCAATATATTTGCTTGTACCAATTGTTTTTTTACGATGTGTATTTTCTCTTGAAGAAACAATATTTAGATTTTCAACTCGATTATCGTTTTTAATAGAGTTGATGTGGTCAATTACTAATTTTTGACCATTAGGCTTATGATTTAAAAATGATTCAGCTACAAGTTGATGTACTTTCCTCATCTTTTTAATTTTATTCTCATCAGTTAAAGAAACAACAATGTACCCATATTTGTCAATTTGTGGTTTAAGTAGCTTTTCTTTACACATAAAAGGATATATACCTTTTTTTAACACAATTCTACTTAGTGATTTTACTCTACCTAAATTAGACACTTCATAAATTCCTTCGTGATTTTTAACTTCTTTCCAAATTTCCATAACAAAAAAAAACAATCCGTCAATGTTGCAGCATATCAGGATTGTTTAAATTAATATTTTTGATTTTCTAACTGCAATTAGATTTACAAATATAATTAAACTTTTTGTTATTTGGTTAAAAATTTTTATATATTTGTTGCAAAATTAACTATTAATGGCGTGGTCTTTATTTGGTAAAAAGCGGAGTTCTCCGCAAGGATTTGCGGAAGTTCAGAATGATGCAGCTTGGTTAAGCTATTTCAATCAGTATTTACAAAATGCTAATGGCGATAGATTAATTAAGTTTGATCAGAGCCGAGCTTATGAGTTGGCGAATACTATTGCCGAGATATTTATACCAATTGATGCGATAGCTGAAAGGGCGGCTAATATCAAATATGATATAATTGATACTACTACAAAAGAGATAATTGTACCAACTGGTAATTTAAAGAGAATTATTGACAGTCCTAATCCTTTGGAGAAATTCTCGGATATAATTTATCAGGATGTATTTAGTAAGTTGGCTGATGGGAATAGTTATGTTTACACTAAGACTGCTGAAAGCATTGTTAATCCTACTTATGACAACATTAGTAATATTTGGGTGTTGCGACCTAATTTAACAACTCCAATTTTAAAGAAGCAAATATCGAATCCATTTTTAATGAAAACCATTGGGGATTTGGTAGATTATTACAAGACTTTCTTTTTTTACGAGCATAAGTTACAACCTAGATATGTGTTACATAACACGGTGTTGGGTATAACTCAAACTGGTACTGGTAAAAGTCCATTGTTTGCTTGTGAGAAAAACATTAATAATATTTTGGCAGTTTATCAAGCGAGGTATAATGTGTATGCTAAGAATGGTAATGCTGGGATTTTGGCTAAAGCTCCAGTTGGTGGTGGAGGTGCTAGTCTGCAAGAGGCTATTGATCCGATTACTAGAGATACGATGCTTAAAGATTTGCAAGACCGAAATGGATTGACAGGAGATAAGAACTTTATCGGAATGTCGAGTGTACCTTTGCAGTTCATTAAAACTTTGGGTACGATTAAGGAGTTAGAGCCATTTGATGAAACATTGGAGAACGCTATTAAGATTGCTGGGGTGTTTGGGGTTAATAAAGAGTTGATACCTAAAAAGGACAATGCTACTTTTAGTAATCAAATGATTGCAGAGAAAAGTTTTTGGCAAAATGTGGTTAAGGGTACGGCTTATGATGTAGCCAATTCATTAAACAAGATTTATTACTTGCCAGACAATTGGTCTTTTGTTCCTAACTTTAGTGGTATTGAGGCATTGCAAGAGGATAAAAAGGCTGGATTTCAAGCTGATGGTTTGTTAATTGACAACTTAAATAAATTAACAGCAAAT